CAAAAATTAAATAGTAATGCTAGAATACCATCAAATTCAGAAATTTTTTATTACATTATAAATAATTTAGAATTTGATGCTTTAATATGGGAAATAGGAAAAACAAATACAAAACCACAAGTAAATCCTTCATGGATACATGTTCAATATGATGTTGGGCATAATAGAAGGGGATTATCAATAATAAATAAAAAAACTGGAACAGATACATCTTTTTGGCCAAAAGGAACATCAAAAAGTGATTTAGATCAGGTAGTTCTTGATTTTGAGAATGAATTAAAAAAACAATATTAAAAAAAGGGAATTAAATTAATTCCCTTTTTAATTCATATAAATTAACAATGTCATCATCAATTTTTATATCATATGATTCATATATCATTTTATTAATTTTATTAATTGCTTTATCAATATTTTGATTATCTTCATTTATTTTTAAATTAGATAATAGCTCAATGGTTTCTTTTTTATATGATTCGAAAAGTTCAAATTTTTCTTTTTCCGTTGATTTTGTAATTTTTTGAATTAAGTCCTTTTCTTCCTCATTTAATGATTCATATTTACTATTAAAAATATTAATTGCAGTTTCTATAACATAATCATCAATTAATTCAATATCATTAATATTTTCAATAATTTTTTCTTTGGGTGATTTGATATGATTTAAAACAAAAGAAAACGATTCATGAAGTTCATCAACATCGATATCATTATAATCAGATATTGATTCTTTAATTAATGAATCAATTGAATTATATAATTTAAGTTTTCCATTATATTTTTCATCAAATATTGGTTTGGTTTCTGTAATGAGTGATTTGATTCGCTCACGTTCATTATCAATTTCTTCAATTGTAAAAACCTCAAACAGTTTAATATTATTGTCAATATATCTTGTTGCAATAATATCATTTTCAATATGTTTATTTTCAATATTATTAAAAACTTTAAATTCTAATTGTAGAATCGGAGAATTTTTTAAAACTTTGAAAAAGTCAATTGCTGTTTTTTTAGATTCTTCATTTATTGAATCGTTAAAATATGTGTTTTTTAATTTTTCTGAAATTATTAAATTAGCTATTCCAACATTGATATTTTTCATATGTCTATCTATTTTTTTTCTAATAAATACTGTAAATAATTATAAACGATACATTAATAACATTCTTTTATTTAATCACCCAAATCAATGTTTTCAATGTCATCAATATCTGAAACATCAAGATTCTGAAAATCAGTTTCTTTAAGGTCAATATTTAATTTTTCTCCCTTTTTTAATAGCTCATCAATTTCATTAATCATAATATTTGCATTAATATTTAGATGACCATTAATTTCATTATTTTCGGTTATAACTTTTTTATTATCATTTCGTTTTTTTGATGTTGGTATGTTGTTATCACCATATACTAATTTTTCAACAATACTATCATATTCTTCATCTTTTTTTGCTTTTCTTTTTTTGCTTTCAGTTTCTTCAATTGCTGGTAATTCACCACCTGCTGGAGGAAGTCCACCTACTTCACCACCTGCTGGAGGAAGTCCTCCCATATTACCACCTGTTGGAGGAGATACTCCACCTATTTCACCACCTTCTGGAGGAAGTCCACCTTCTGGAGGGGGTATTTGATTATTTTGTTCTGTATTGGCAGTCATCTGATCAACTGGTTCACCATATTTAGCATCAATATCTTTAAATAAACCAGTTTTCTTTATTAGAACGGGTGCATCTTGAAGTTCTTGCATAATAACCATTTCCATTTTTTGTTTTTTTAGGTCATCAACAATCTCTCTATCACTCATATTATATATTAGTCTTTTTGCTGTTGTATGTGACATTGCAGCAATACCATTATCTTTTCTTGTAAGTTCAGTATATGTTTGTGATTTATCTCTTAATAATTCAGATTTTAATAATTCTTGCTGTGTTGATGGATTATTTAAAGTTAATGTAAAATCATTCAAATCTTCCCCAGTATATCCTAATAAATATAAATGAATAATAGCCATTTTATTTAATTCTTGGATCATTGCTTGTTGAATTCGATTAATTTTCTTTGCAAATCTAATATCATATTGTGCTAGATTCTTTCCACCTCCTGCAGCATCTTGAAATGATAAAAATGGTTTCGGAACTCCAAGACCAGTTAATAAATTATCTCTAAGATATTGTATATCTGCAATATCATTTAAATTTGTTGCACCAGCCAAAGTTTCAATACCAGTTTGAACATTTGCATTTCTCACAGGAATAAAATAATCTTCATCATTTCCTAAAATATTAAAACGATAATCAATCTGCCCATCATTTTGTGCAATTTGAGAAGTTTTTTTAAATTTGGTTGCTACTTTCATGATATAATCTTCAATATCATCATCATCAATATTTCCGACATCAATTTTAAATATTTTTTTCTCCCCAGCTCTAATTAATCTATACGTTAACATGGCATCTTCAGCCATGATTAATTGTCTAAATACCCTTCTTACTTTATTCAAAATTGAATTTCCATATGGTATATAAGCATCATTACCCAATAATCTAAAATGGGCTATTTCGAAAATATTAAATTCATTACCACCAATTTTATCTTTAAATTTTGTTATTGGCTTACCATCACTTATTCTTTCTATTCTTTCTATTTCATAATTTACCATTTGTTTAACATGTGAAATACCCTTTTGTCTTTCACCATATAATAAAACAAAATTATCACCATATTTTATAACATTTCGTGTCCAAAAAGGTAGATTAACATTGATGTTAATTGTATCATAGAAAAATTCTTCAAGTAATGATTTAATCCTTTCTTTATTAGAATAAATATTTAATATTTTTCCTTCAATTCCAATTGTTGTTGTTTCTTCCATGAAAAGGTCTAAAGCACTGGAAATTAGAGGATAATATTCCATTCCTTCATAGTCAAGGTAAGCCTGTAATCTACCTGCTTCCCATTGTAATGCTTTTTGAAATGCTCTATCACTAGATTTAAAAAATTTACTTTGTAATTCTCTTTTTTGTTCAATTTCAAGAGCTTTTACTTTAATTTCTTCAGGGGTAGTTCCTTTTATTATTATTTTACTTTGTTTGTCTATTGGTTGTTCTGCTGCTTGATTTTCAAAACTATCCAAATTTAAAAGTTTAGATAATTGTTGATACATCGTACCTTTTTCTTTGTTGGCCATATTATAAAATTTTATAATTTATTATAAATACTGTCTTTATATCGAAAAGTCAATAATTTATAATAAATACTTATATTTTTTTAATATGATAAAATTTAGTAATTATGTTTATGTCATTTTCTCTTATCCAACCCTTTAAATAACCAATCATTCATAAGATGTTTATTTAATTGGGGTGAATTTAGTGAAGATACTGTTGGTTTTATTTTGTTTTCAGCGGCATATTCATTAACATCATTAGCAGTGATTAAGGCTTTCAACATATTTTCAGTTGTTGTTTTGCTTTGTTTAAATCTTACAATATCAAAACTTATTGTGTACAATCCAATTGATAAGCCCATAATTGAATCATCATGAAATGAACGTTTATGATCCGCAACTCTATTACCTGAAACGGTAACAAATGTTTTTAATTCACCAAGCAATCTTGATGAATGTATTATAATATCTTTTAAATGAATAGCTCTTTGTAATTCAAGGAGAACCGAAGCTCGATTGTTACCAATAAAGAATCCGGGAATTAAATCAACCTGTATAATATTACCATCAGGTAATTTTTTACTTCCCTTTTTTATATAACCAGATAATCTATCTCTGGATGGTTTATGTGTTACTTCAGCATAGTGAATATTTTCATAACCAAATTCTAATAATTTTTCAACTGCCTGAACCCCATATCCACCAGTAATATCAATAACGGCATATGCATCATTATATGTTTTACCGAATTGGTATCCAACTTCAGCTAACATTTGAGGAGTGATTTTACCATAATACTCAGCAACTTGTTCGACCTTATGTCTTTTTATTTTTATTTTTTTTGGAATTCCATTTTTTATAATAACTTTTTCTTCAATAAATCTATTTAATTTTAACATGTTAATTGTTGAATTATCTTCCCCATGTCCGGGAGAAGCATCTATCGCCATAACATATTCCTCACCTGCTAAAGGATCTTCCCAAATCCACATATTAAAATCATTATATTCTTGACGAATTGGAGGAATTACTTCATTTTCTTCAATATGTTTTAAGTATTTTTCATTAATGAAATTATCTCCAGAACCCAAAAAATTACATAAAATTTCTTGGTTTATTTTTCGCATATCACCGTTTGCATTGCGAATTTGCTCTTCAAACCAAGGAGAACTTGCTTCCCATCCATCATCCATCAATTTGATTCGATGTTCATCACTCCAATTTTCATCAACAATTCTTATTTCATTTTCATCTCCTTTGTTTTTTAACCAAACCAAATTTTTATTATATCTAGGATCATTAAACCACCAAATTTCAATAGCATTAAAATTGTTTTCTTTTTTTCTTGCACCAATGAAGGTCTTGTAATACACTGGGTCTAAGCCATTTGGTGTATTATGAGTAACTGTTTGATTATAAATAACTGAATGATTAAAATCATGTTTTTCTTCTGGAAAATTTGGTAATGAAAAATCATATGTCCAATTTTGGGATTTTTCAATATATTTTATTGGTGTCCACACCAGATTTTTATTAATTATTGGTGATAGAAATTCAATATAATCACTATCTAGATTGTTTTTTTCAAAATCAATTAATTTTAAAATTGTTTTTCTACTTGTCGGTTTATCATAATATCTTTTCATTGATTGGACAATTGAATTAATTTTAATGTTGTTTTCATTTAAAATTTTCAATTTTCCATGTGATTTAATTTTTTGATAAATTTCATAAAGATAATTAGCACCATTTGGTATGTTATCAGAAACACCAATATGTTTTAATTTATTTTTATCATATTTAAGAAAAACATTTTGTTTTCTTTCAAATCTAAAACCAATTTCTGTAAAGTATTTCTCTGCATATCCCCCACAAGCAACAATTCGATAATTCATTGAAGATACTTTAACCAATTTTGTTGGTTTGCTTAATACTTCATTATAATCTGTTAATATACCAAAGTTACCAAATAATATTCTAAGTTGTTCCATCAAAATTTTTGAAGATAAACCAATACCAATTCTAATATTATTACTTTTGGTTTTATAATTAGTCCAACCATCTCCATCCATAATACCTTGAATCATTGCAATAATGTTTTTTCTACTCATTTCAAGTAGTCTTGATGGTATTATTTTTTCATTTGCTTTTTTTGATAAATCAAATCCTAAATATTCTAAAAATTCAGAAACATTTAATGACCCAATTTCATAATGCAACCTATCTTTATTATTATAATTGAGATTTAATTTAGTGAGTGTTTCGGTTAAATCATCACCACAAGTTATTGTTATTCCATAATATTTATTAGGTCTATTATTTCGTTTATTACCACAACCTTCGCTAATATATAAACCAATTAAATATGCAATATCTGTTGTTATTTTTTTTGGATTAAAGAAATTTTTTGTCTTATATGATATTGTTGGTTTAAAATCTGAACAATCATCGTTATTTCCCCAAATATTCATTCCATGTTGAATTGAAATATAATCATCAATTTCAAGTTCAGATGCCATATACCAATCATATTTTTTCTCAGATTTCTTATATGCCCAATATTTATGATTATAACTAGATTCTAATGTTGAATATTTTGATGTAATTTTAAGAGTATCAACATAACCATTATTGAAAAAAATATTTCCTTTTCTTAATTTATCTTTTCCTAAAACATTATATTCTTTAACAATATGTGCCCCCAAATCATTACTAGATATAAAATCACTTATTTGTTTTATTCCTTTATTTGTATATAGATAAGTGTCTTTTGTTACACAAGACACCATAATTGCCTTACCCCCAGTTTGTAATGTTGGTTGTGCTGAAGTCCAAAATTTATCCCCTTTTTCTGTCCAAGCAGTTTCATCCCAGAACAGTAGTGTTGGAGTATAACCACGAAGTCCTTTTGATGAGAAAGCTCCTAAAGTTGATCCATTATCATATCTTTTAAGTTTTTGAGTGTCTTTATAAACTTTTTCAGTTTCTTTACCTGTTTTTGGTCTTAGCCAAGCGGGACAATTACTAATAAAGTCAACAACGTCATTCATTAACTCATCTCTAGCAGTTTCTAATTTATCTGCAACAATAGCAACACTTCTATTAAGATTAAACATTATGTACCATGAAATAAAAGCACATGTTGCTGTTGAAATACCTGCTTGACGATATTTATTAACAATATCGTGTTGATCTTTTTGATAATCAATAATCATAAGTTTTTGAAATGGGAATAATTTAAATGGTACTATTTCACCAGAATTTCCACTTGTTTGATCAAAGATTGTTAAATATGTTTCAATAAAGTAAATTGGGTCACTTGCACAACGAACAATTTCTTGATATTGTTCAGAAACATTTAATTCGCTTGCTTTTTTTACTAAACCATCGATAGTAATTACGATTGGTTCAATTTTAATTAATTTTTTTCTTAATGCAGCAACTTTTTTTCTGTTCTCCTCTTTCTGCTTTTCAATTTGCATGTTATATGGAACAACAGGGGTATGTTCAGGAACTTGATCTTCAATTTTTTTTAATTTTTCAAGTTCTTTTTCTTCATCTGATAAATATCTTCTCATAATATTAAAATAAATACTAAACTATATTTTAATAGCTGAAACATCGATGAATTCATTCTTTTTAAATATTATTTTACGGTTATATAGCATTTCCTTAATTTGTGCTAATGATGTTCCATAATGAAAAACTAAAAGGGGTAGGTCATCTAACTCTTCTTTGTCACTACCAAATAAAGAATCATATGTATCATATCCATTTTCATCAGATTCTTTTTCAATTTCATATGCCAGTGCATGTATTGTATTATAACCATGTAAATATTCACGATCAACCGCTTCATGTAAACAAAATAGATCAAAAGTTTTTGTTTTAAGTGTAATAACATCATCAATATAGTTTTCTGTTGGGGGTGTTGCATGATCACATGCTGGAGATTGATCCCAACACCAACCTTCAACATCTATTTGTGTGGTGTCTAGAGAAAAAATAAATTCATATATTCCCTCTCCTTTAGTATTGTGACCAATTTTCAATACGTATATTAATTTAAGATTTTTATCATCAATTTTCATAATATTTTATAATTTATTATAAATACTGATGATTAAAAATTAGAATATAAAAAAAGCGATAATTCCATATTTTGAAATTATCGCTTTTTAATTAAAAATATTTTATTTTATATTGTTGTTTTAATATTATATTTTTGATTCAAATGAACAATAGTTAGTGCCAATAAATTATAATATAGTTTTGTTCTCTTTTTTTGCTTTATATTCAAATATAAACCCGCCAAATAAAAAAGGAAAGACAATCCAGTTGAAATAATGAAAATAAATTTCATGAAAAATAATTTATCAAATGATAAAATTGACAACAAGCTAATAAATCCCAACACATAACTTATTTGTTTAAAAAGTTTTTTCCAAGAAAAAATAACATGAACAACATCGAAAAAAAACTTATCATTATAATCCCTAACCGCCATCCAATCACAATCAGGATATTCATAATTATTTCCACTTTCACCAGTGATTTTATTGGCATAATTTGTTTCAGTTTTTTTTGTGCCGTACAAATAAGTTCGATGGAATTTATATGTATCAAATTCTTTAGGTAATTTCATGCTAAAAATTTTTAGTTAAGTTTAAACCGTGTCTATTAAGTATTTCATTATTGATGATTGAAAGAACAAAATCATATTCTTTTAGTTTATTTTTTTGTTTATAACACATAATTTTAAATATAATGTGTGTAATAATTGACAACCCCAAAGTCACACCAGCTAAAATTGGATTAATAACAAATTCAACTAAAGCTATTGCAGCAAAGACATATTGTATTTTTTCAAAAAGGAATCTCCAAGAATAAATCATATTCAATAAATCATCAAAATATTTAATCATTGTTATCCTGTAATTAAACCAATCCAAATTTTCCAGATTTTCAACTGAGTTGAACTCATTAAAGATTTTCTTTTCTTCTTTTTTTGAACCCCCCAGAAAGCTTCTGAAGAATTTCAAATCATCAAATATTCTATTTATCATATTGTTTTTTTTTATTATATTTATTATACGAAATAAATAAAAAAATGTTATAAAAAAAACCCGAAAGAATATTTCGGGTTTTTTTATTTTTTTAAAAGATTATTATTTCTTTTTGGTTTGTGAAAGCAATTCTTGGTCTATCAGTTTATCTAATTTTTTTAATGATTCTGATTTTTTACTTTCAATCAAAGTACTTTTCTTTAGACCTTTTTTTTCTTGAATTCTACTTTTAATATAATTTCTTAAATTTCTTTCACTTTCACTTATTTCTTCGTTTTCTTTACTTTCTTTTTTTATATTTTTCAACATAGCTGCTGCAGCGACTTTTTCGCCTTTTTCTTTGCTACCGTATTCTTTTTCAGCTTTTTTTACTACTTTTTCAAAACCTTTACCTTTTTTACCAATATCCTCACTTTTTTTTGCTTTTTTCACAACTTCGCTTTTCTTTTCTTTTGATAATCCAGCAGATGGTTTTTCTTTGGTCTTAACACTTTCAGTTATTTCATCTTCTTGTTTTTCTTTTGCATTAGAAAGAAGTGTAAGCATTTTATTTGTATCTTCATCACTTAGTTCACCTTGTTGAGTTAATTTATTATTTAATGTGTTATATTCTTCTCTATTATTTTTATTAAGATTTTTAACATTTTTTATTAAATTAACCATTAATTGAACTTCCTCATCAATAATTTCATCAGATGTTTCAATTTCTTCTGTTGTTTTAAATTTACTTAAATCAGCTTGTTTACCTTGTTGTACTTGTGCTGTTAATGTTTGTAACAAACTTTG